TGTTTCTGAAGATCGCGTACCTGTTTCTCAAGACTCAGAATCTGTTTCTGTTGGACTGAGAATTCTACGTTCATATCGTTGACAAGAACATTGTACTGATACACGGCGAAAACTCCACCGAGTATAGCAAATAGGATTAGAAAAGCTACAGCGGAGGAGAGAGTTTTCATGGGTCCTTTATCTTAAATACATTATACTACAAATAGGGTGTCCTGTCAAGTTATAAATTTGATCCGAATCCCTCGTTCGCCCCAACCTGACCAGTCATCGCCTCGGGGGTACTAGTGGCTTCGAGATTTTTCCGGAGTACTTCCATACCTGCCTTAGCTATATTCTCTTGATCCCTAAGCTGGGACTGCGCCTGATATTTCTGGAGAGCCATCTGCGATTCTGCCTGAATCTTGGATTGGTTCATAGCGGCGGGAGAGTTAGCTTGCGACTGCTGTTTTTCCTGATCGGTCATTGGAACAATCAGACTATAGAAGCTCTTGAATCCAGCAGCTTCAAAGATCGTCTTAACGACCATCTTCTGATCTACTTTGAGTCCCTGCGTAGCGAGGTTTTGAACAACAAACTGCTGTCCGAGATACGAGGTTAGGAGGGGAAGACTCGCGCTTACCGCCCTACGATCTGCGAGTTTAGCCCCGGCCTGAATCTCGATCTCCATCCGGGCCTTACGGATGTCTTCAATAGTTCCTGTGCCTTCTGCGAGATAAGCCTTCTGGAGTTCATCATTCAAGATTCTTTTAATTGTCTCTGCCGGGAGGAGATTTCTGTTCATCTCCATCACGCGGTAAAGGAAGGGAAGGAATACGTTGCACGAAAACTTTTCAACGAGGTCTGAGATTCCAATACCTTGCCCTTGGAGAAGCCCCGCCGCTCCGGTCGCGGTACGAGCGATGTTACTATGTCCTGAAGACCCCGCTTGACCCTGTGAAGATATTTCACCGGCACCAGAGTTCTGCTCTACACGACTCGCGGACATTCCGAGGTGCTCCGCCGCTTCCGGGACAGCCGGAGGACGGGCGAGAGGCTTCAGGTCTTCTACATTCTCTAGTTCAACAACCCTGCCCGGTGAAATCCGGATACTCTGGGTAGGAATACTATTGGTACGCTTCCTAACGTATACACCAGAGAGGGAGAGAGCGACGGAATCAAGCCAAGTATTGACGATTCCCATCTGCAAACGCTGCTCAGAACCAACCGTCCGACCCACGCCGAGGCCGTAAAACGCTCCGGGTACATCCCAAAAATTACAGGAAAGGAAGGGAATTTCGGAGTAAGGATTCTTTCCGTTACAGATAACTTTCTTGCGCTGGACTACGATTATGACTTTTTCTTTGTCCCAACGCTCTAAAACCTCTAAAGGCTGATTAAATGGATCAATTGTAGCCTTTTCCCACCTCGGATCGGCCCGCATATCCCACATTGGGCTGATTCCGGTACGTTCATCCATATCCGGAAGGGCAGTTTCTTCCGGGGGTGTGAACCAAGAAATGACTTCTTGCTCGCTTGGAATGTCGTATCCGGGGGTATCTTTGAGGGCAATTAGCTCATTATAAGTGAGATACAGCCTGTGGATTACAAACTTTCCCTTGGTAATATCGGGTACCCGAAGCGTAGGATCAACCAAAACGTCTCGGATAGACGTGATATTTTCGAACCGGGGCTGCTCAACGCGGATTTCTTCGGTTCTTTCAACTAGTGGGGCGTTCGGATCGTGGAATTCTACATCAGGCTGGCCCGGAATTTCCGAAGGAATAGTATCCTTCTTTTCGTCCAAGGCGAAGTATGTACGAGAAATCTTCTTACTGTCCCATCCCCACTTCCAGATGTTCGTTCCGTAAAGAACTACGTTCATTACTCCGAGACGGACTTGTTCTTTGAACCCAATTTCTTTGAGTTGGTATCCAATGATATCTGCTACGGCTTCTACAGTATCTTGACTTGTCCCCGGACGAGGCTGAAAAATGAAAGGAGGATCGTCATAAAAAAGCCCATTGACAATTTGAGGCGTCAATGAGTTCACAACTTTAGCCACGGTGTAGAAGGGAACATTAGCCCGTTCTACTTGTGTGCCTTCCCAAAATTTAGGAGTAGTCGTAGACTGGTACAGAATGCTAGCAGAATTCCACCCCGCGATCCACTGCTTAGCCGCCTTCGCGGTTTCGGCACTATCGGTATCCCGGAGCACTAGAGTAAGAGCAGGGTCAGGTGCCCACTTCCCTGTTTGGAGAATTTGGGCGATCTGCTCTTCAGTTAGTGTATCTGCTAGCGTGTTTGCTGGATCGATCTGAGACATGGGTACCTAGTATTCCGGAAAATGGAACCGAACGGTGACAGTCTGTAAAGTAACTGAACGGTTACCGGGGATTAACGCCCTTGACACGAGCCTCTGATTTGCAGCCCCACTGACCTGTAGTAAAGTCATTAAAGTACTCGGGAGCAACCGAAGTACCCGCTTCGGCTGTAGACTTGTTAACCGACTGTTCCGCACCGCCCCAGACTCCGGGATCGCCGGGACCGCCCTTAGACTGTGCATCGTTGTTATAAATCTGATCCAGACCCTGAGTAGCGATCTGGCCTTTACCCTTGCCTTCGGTCCTGTCGTTATCCGCAGAAGGGGCAACGTAGTTTCTCGGGTGCATAAGGTCTTCGGAAAGTTGGATGATTTCGCCTGCCATTAGATGTCCTTTAAAATTCCAAGTTTAGCTTCAGCTTCTTCTTTCTTTCGGGCTAGCTTGACAGGCTTGCTGTCTTCCGGAAGAGTAAAGAAGCTATTGCTTTTGTTGTCGTAGTGGGCGCACAAAACGGTTCCGTGAGCCTGAATCCTGAATCCTTTTTCTTTTACCGAACGACAGAAATAGATGTCTTCGCTGGTAGCGTGCATTACTGGGCCATCTTCGCCGTTTTTATATTCCGTTGTATCCCGGAAATATGGATACTCAAGGTGATCGAAAACCTTCATATTGATTAACATGCAGCCTGCGCCACACTCATCTATATCAAAGACCTCGTTCAGACTCCAGTCCCAGAACGCCCCGCTACTTTCCCTACGGTAAATAACGGGAGCCGGGGGAACTGTCTTCGTACAGTAAATCCCTGTGGATACCATCACGCCTTCATCTTCGTTCTGGTCGAGAAGATATCCGAGGTACTGCACTGCATAGCGGGGGGAGATAACGTCATCGTCTAGAAACCACAGATACTTGCACTTGGATTCTATCGCTGCTTTCGCAATCATGTTCCGGGCTTCTGTTACTTCCTTACCCTCGATCATGATTATTGATTGCGTGGTATTAACTGGAAAATCCATCGTCTTTAGGCTAACCGCCCACTTAGGGTGGACCAGACGACCGCCAAAAGGGAGTCCTATCGCAAAACCTACCTGTGCCATATTGCCTTTTCCGACTCAAAAGTTCTCTAATCCGAGTCTTAAGGTTATCCTATTAAACCCGCTCCGAGGATGTTATCGAGTCCCTCCTCGTGAGACGGCTGCTGATAATCATCTAACAAGTACTCTTGCTGCTGTGGAGGAGCAGGATTTTCATACCAGATATTATTCCTGTCTTCGAACATTTGATTCCAAGCTGATTTGTCTCGGACTTCCTGCTGCTGCTTTCTCAGTTCTTGCTCCCGTTTGTCTTTGTCTTCTTGCGACTGAGGAGTAGCGGCTGGAACAGGCATGAAAGGAATTTGGAGACTTATCGAATCTGGAATATCATTTTTACTCCCGCGTGTAATCTTCCGGACAAACTCAGTTTTGAGTTGATCCATGTACGGGAGGTAGTTCACGAATCGCATCCGGCCATACATCAGTAAAGGTTGGAGGGAGTTGATTCTATTTCGTTTAGAGTCTTCTCTAGTGTCTATCGGACTCCAGTGTATGCGCCTTACCAGATTTTTCACGAACTCGTCTGGTTCCCCGGTTCTAGGATTTCTATACTTATCTGCTTCTGCCTCTATAGTGGGCTGAAGCATTCTAGAACCGAGAGCGTCTTCAATACTCAGGATGTCCGGGTGGTGTTTGGTACAAAATGTTACTACGGCTTTGGCTATTGCTGTGGGATTAGGAAATACATCCCTAACTAGATCAATAATATAGCCTATGCCCTTGTCGTCCCATAAACAGCAATTACCTACAACGAAGTCATTATCTTTTTTACCTTTACCGCCGTTAAGGTCAAACGCAATTGAGCGTCTACCCATAACTGGAAGTTCGTTCCAGTGTATAACTGCTTTGAGGAGAAGCTCTTCAGTAAAGACGGAGGCAACTGCGCTCAAGCAATTCTGGTTCATCTGCGCCTCGAAGGTCTCGGGATCATCTTCGTAGTCGCCTAGCCACTTATCATAAGTCAGGTGGGGGTTACCCGGCATGACTAGTTCTACACCCAGCCGTCCTGCTTTTCTAAACCAATCTCGACGAGGGATATTGAACTTAGCTAGTTCGGCGGAACAGTCTAACTTGATCTGCATCGCCGCGCCGATCAGGATATCCATACCCTTTTCGACGTTTGTAACTTTCTTTGTACAGAGATTGATGCTCTCTGCCTTGAAATTTCCTACCTGCGTCTTGGAGATTATATCCCCATAAAGATCGTCCTCATGGTAGCGAGTCCCGACGAGATTGGTGAAACCGAAAGAGCGAAGAGTTTTACGAGTGAGATAGTATCTTTTCTTTACAGCAGCGCACTGTTCCGTGGTCAAAGAGTTTCTGTCGGAAACTGCATCGTCTCCCGCTATGATCTCAAAGTGATATCCACTTATAGTGGCGGTAATACCACGAGCCATGATGGTAGGCTCTTTGCGGGTGATCTGCTTTCTGGTCCACATCGGGGTAGTAAAGTCACCCGACTTGCCTGAATCCTTCTCTAGTAGGCAGTGTTCCGGCCAGAAAAGATTCATGAGGCTTACAAAGGACTCTCTTATAAAGAAATAGCCCTTGATTAAATCTACAGTGTCGCCCGCCATATCGTCAGCGGCGGTAAGTACCAGAATCCTAACGGTGTGATCTAGAAGAATCCACTGAACCAAATCAAGATAATCCCAACTCGACTTCTGGGTACCACGGGGGTATAATATAAGTCTAGTCTTGAAACCCTTTTGTTTCGATAAGCTTAGATCAGGGTCTTTCTTTACGAACATAGAAATCATCTCTTTGTGATTTTCTAGGTTCATTACGTTCTCGGATAGTGGAACTTCTATTCCGCCATCTGGCATTGAGTCCCAGCAGCAGAGGGACAGAAAGTACAGATCAGTAATTGTCCTACGGCGGATAGGCTCCCAGAGATAGTGCTGATTGAGGATTCCTTCGTCCGCAAGAGCTTGGAACTCTGCCCTCTTACTATCTACGAGAAGGTAAAAGTCTAGGGCGTCTACCGAGGACCAATCTGGATTTTCTCCGTGCTTGCTGTAAAATTCGTCTAGGTCCACTGGTCCCTACTTAACGATCTTCTTTACCGCAGCCTTGACAGCTTCGGGACTACCTTTTGCCTTGATTTTCAATTTGATTTCAGGCTTGTTGCCCTTCGAGGGCTTCTCAGGCTTCTTCATTTCTTTTTCCTTCCGCGACCCGCTGTATTGAGCGCAATCGCAACTGCCTGTTTCTGCGGACGGCCTGACAGAATTTCTGTCTTAATATTTTTACCGACCGTCTTGTTGCTTTTACCTTTAGCTAAAGGCATTACATTCCTGCCATTCCGCCAGCAGCCGCTGGAGGGGCCTCTTGAGCAGCCGGGGGAGCTTGTCCGCCGCCCGGTGCGCCGCCGAGCGTGTCATCCAAGTGCTGGTGAAGTTGGTCGAGGTTACCAAGAGCGTGAATAGTAGAAGGAGGGGCTTGGCCTGTCTCGTCATCCTCGTCTGGTTCGTGTTCATGAGTTGCGATAAAACCATTATTATCAGTAGGTTGAATATGTATGGACCGGATTTTATGACGCTTTTTCTTGGAAGAACTTTTCTTCTTGGACTTCTCGGGTTTCTTGAGGGACTTCTCGGAATCTGCCACGGTTCACCTATTTCACTTTTTTAAGATTTTTGTTTTACGGGAGGGCGTTGCAGCGCCTACGAAAGATACCTACCGTGTTGGATGCGGTGATGCTCGACTGTGCAAAGCAAACGGTACTAAAGAACAGGAACAGAAGCAGCTTTTTCATCCGTCCTCTAGGTTCCGTAGATCACAGTGATATTAACTACCGTTGCTGCGCTAGCATTGAAGTAAATAAAGTTGGCCCACGCCGAGCCGCCACGACCGGGAACAATCTGCTCTACTCCCCCTGTAGGAATAGAAATGCCCATGTTAGTACTTCCAGTAAGAGTAGAATCCCCGAGGTACAGGGTTCCGCCGCTCACATTCTGGAAGCTGACATAGGCAATAGGTTTAGCGGTGTAAGGCGTGATAACGGCCCCAACCCCGAGGGTACAGCCCGAAGGAGCAACGCCCGTACTTAGGAGTGTCGCCAAGCTGAAGGGGCCGGATGAGATTGTGGAAATTGTGATCGTGAAGGCTGTTGCCGCTGCCATAGAACCTCTTTAACTTAACGACTGTAGTTTGCATTAACAGGATCGGGAAGAACTTCTTGTATCTTTTTTACTTTGAGAAACCGAAATTCATCTACTAGACTCCGCATACGCCGGATATTGCCTTGGGACCAATAATATCTTCCGGAGAGGGCGTCGTTAACACTTCCAGAAGTCTGATTGTTCCACACTCTGTTTTTGGCAGACCCTATCGTAGAAGATTGAATAGGATGCCATAAATGTAGAACAGGACTTGGTAGAGTTTTATGAGGGCCGTATAGCGTATCCATAGCCCGCATCGCCGCATGATCTTCCCCGCCCCATCCACGAAATCTGGAATCCCATCCTCCGACTTCCTCGAAGGCTTCGCGGGACATAATCTGAATTAAGGCCCCGTACCAGTGCCCGATAGAAGCCTCGGGACTATCTTTATAAAATCCTTTATTTAGAATTTCGTCATCGGAGGGAGGAATAGAAAACTTGTGGGGATTTTTTGGATCAGATTCTAAAACCCTCTTCGTAGCTTCTTCCGTTAAGCGGAAAAATTTGCGGTAAGGAACGAACCAGACCCGGTACCCTCTTTTTCTTTCGGTTCGAATCTCTTTAGCACAGAGCAAGACTGACTCAACCGAAATGTACCCATCGGCATCTACAACTACAAAGATGTCTCCGAGGGCCTTACTCACCGCATTATTCACAGCGACGGATTTGGAGAAGGCAAGACCTTTTTTAACGTCCGCGTCTTCTCCAACTACAATTTCAGCACCGGGAAGGTTTTCTCTCCAGTACTCTTGTAACCAAGCCCAGTTTCTGGCTCGGGGTCCATCATCTGATAAACATAAAGGAACCAAGATACTGATCCCGTATCCCCGCCTATGAAACAACTTTGATAGGTAGAAGGAAATTACCCTTTTACAGGTCTCGTAGATTCTGCGCACGGTAACCTCCGAGTTGGCGGTAAGCGTCGTAGATATTGAATTTAATATCTTCCACTCGGAACCGTGACGGCTCAATCATTTTTCCAATTTCAAACTCTGTTTTTATGGAGGCGCTATAGTCTTTAAACTTGAATAGCCCACCGTCCACATTCATCTTATCGCAGGACTCAACCCGGCGAGGGATTCCCCCAAAAGAGTCTGCTACAATCATCCCATGTAAGGAAGATGTTACAATTCTCTTACAAGCCCCTATCTCCCGAACTACAGTCAGAGGGTCGGATGAAGGGCTAATTACCCGGCAAGAGAACTTACTGGGAATAAGTTTTAAGAACCTGTCGGCAAGTTCATCATCCTGCCAGTGAGGAACTATTCCCAAGTCCCACTGCTTCTCCTGCGGTCCGACTAGTTCGTTAGCTAAGACTCCAGGATCACCGAGAGAATAATCACCGGGAATCCCTTTTGCAGATAAC